TTAAGTACTTACACAAAATTTAGAACAGTCCCACTTTTGAAGAAGTTCTGATTTTAAGCTCGGGTATCTTCCAGACAAAAAAGCTAAAGCGCACTTCATATCTTGTCTAATTTGAATTGTAGAGGTTTCATACATTGCAGCAACTTCACGTAATTTTCTATTTTCAACACATACCTGCCATACAGCATCCATCCAGTCCTGCAAAGGATCACTGTCAATCTGACGTATATCAAGAATGATTCGCTGGAACGCTCTTGCTTCATTATCTGATATTTGACAAACAACTCCACGGCGCAACTTAGGCTCCTTGAAATTTTCATCATTCATGTATTGTGCAATAAGCTCCTCACGTTCTTTTTGAGATAGCTTTCGAGTTGGAATTGTTTTATATACTAACTTTTTAGTTTCTGTATCACCATTCATCCATGCCCCAAACTGTCTAAACCAATCTTCCGCACTAAATCTTGACCAATCAGTTACTTGCAAAATTGTTACTGCTGCATTCATGTATTCACCCTATTAACCGTTTAATTTCTTCAATCGCCAAACCTGATTTAACTTGCTCAGTGCTATACCGATACACCGAATAACCCAGCATCGTTGCTGAATTGTATTTCTCCATATCTGCTATGTAGCCTTTACCCCTTGTATGCCTACCGTTACTCCAGATCCCACCTTCCACTTCAATCAAAATATTCGTACCAACTAAATAAAAATCTGCTCTCCATCTGCGATCTTTATTGAATTGAAACTCTTGTTCAAATTCGATTCGATATGCTTGCAAATGCTGTATTAGTGTTGCTTCCCCTTCGCTTACCACTTTTTCCTTTTTAACCTTGACCGAATCACGGCGTTTTGTTTTACGCCGTGGTTTTGCATATTTTGATTTGTATTCAGCGAGTGACATCAATGTCATCATCACCTCGCAGGGCTTTTTCTTCCTCATCTTCAACTTTTCGATTGAAGTCAAATATTTTGTCGCAATATTCACGCAATTCACTTAACGACAATTCTTTTGAGTTATCACCTGATTTTCGCTTGATAAAAGACATACCTAGCTTTGATCCTTTGACAAAATATGGAAAGTCAAATTTTTCACTAGCTTTTAAAACACAACCTACACCATTCCACTTATACCCAAGCTCAAAAAAGCATTTTTGAACTTCTTCACTTTCGATTTTATTTACAACAAAAACCCTATACCCACTCATCACTTAGCTCCATTTTTATCTAATTCAACAAACGTAATTTCATTAATGTTTGGATACAGCCCAAGAAAAAGGCGCACCATTCACATTCTCCCTCGCCCTTTCAATACAGCCGACCATTTCAATTTGGTTGTTTGTAGTTGTCATGCCGCCACCTTCTCGAACCCTGAACGAACCTTATTTGTTCTTTTTGTGCGACTCGGCCTATACACCGTGTCATAACAACCTTTGCATGCTGAATCAGGCTTCAGTTCAATCAGTCCTTCTTTTGATTTAGACTTAATCATGTACCAAAATTCTGAATCTGTTGGCCAGTATTCATCGCAATGCTTACAAAGCTTTTCTTTGCCAAGTTCTGTGAATATGTACATAGGTTTTTTAGAATCATTCATGCTGCTACTTCCTTGCCCTTGGGCTTGAAACCCACGTCAGTAAGATATGATTTCCAACTCTGGCGTTCAGTTGGATCAGCAAGCTTTGCAGCAATGCGACCAGCTAAGTTTTCATATGACTCACCTGCCGTGCTGTACTTGCTAATCACTTCAGGATGTCGAGCAAGTTTGTTTGCAAACATATACATCTGACTTGGTGATGCAAATGAGATGAAATCAGGATTTGTATCTTTGATTTCAGATTTTGTTTTTTGGTTGTACTTATGACGATTTTTAAGTAACCAGTCAGCAAAGTGATAAATCATCAAGTCATCACATAAATCACGACCTGCATTGAAAAGTTCAAACACTTTCTTTTCACGTTCAAACCAAACCGCTTCGATAATGTCTTTTGGAATTACAGAGGGATCGGCTTGATCTAATTCCAAACGAAGTTTTTTAAAACAAAGCCACCCATTTTTATTTTTAGATTCATTAATAGATTCTTTAAAAGATTCCGTGTCCCAACGTTGGGACTCTTTAACGGAATTGTTGGGACTCTTTAATGGAATTGTTGGAACTGTTCCGTTGTTGGTACTGTTCCATTGTTGGGACTCTTTGTTGGTGCAAATAGTACCATTGCTGGTATTGTTTAAATCTTCATTTTCATCATTTAACAATACCGTTATTGGTACTGTTTCCCGACCATTTACACCCATAAGTTGATAAACTTTGACCTGTTTTGTACGTCCTTTTCTCTCACCTGTATCAACAATCAATCCATCTTCAATCAGCTCATCGATGATTTTTAAAACGGTTTTACGATCCATTTCGGTATCTTCAACTAACCTTGCAACACTCGGATAAGCACAATGATCTTCACTAGCACGGTCTGCTAATGACAGTAAAACAAGTTTCTTCAGTGGTTTTATGCTTCCACCTTTCTTTTGTTTTTGGCGTATTTTCCATGCCCATATGGTTGCATCTAAGCTCATAATTCACCAGCCTCAGGCATTTCATAAATAAAACTGCCATGCATTAAAATTTTATTAGCCCGATTTAAGCTCGCTACTATTTCACTCGCCTGATATACAGAAAGCCGATGCTCATTAGTTAAAAGCTCAATAAACTCATTTCTAGCTACCGCAGCTTGTTTAACATCACGATTGATTTTACGAAGATTGGCTTTGCGTACTTCTAAAAATGATGCAAGCGACCTTAGAGCTGGTTCATACCAAGATTGCGTCCACTGGATCTGTTTATGCTCTGGAGCTTTTGGGAAGTGTTGATTTGTAGTCATGAAACCTCCGCTAATGCTTGTTCAGCTTCAGTTAAACGGCGATTAGCTTGGATTTCTGCGATTGACGCAGTGCGAATGTCGGCAAGAGCAATACACTCCCCATGCTCCGCATAAGTTTCACCTATATAGCAATAATCTGGATTAATCTCGCTTTGCATAGCAAATACATAGAGCGTGTCATCATCGCCGTGGATTTTGACAACAACGTCGTCTGATGAATAATCACAATCTAAATGAGTCACTTCTTGTACCAAGCACGTATTACACTGCTTATTTTTAAAATCAGTGCACTTGTTAACGCAGGGATGTTTTGATATATTTGATTTCATATTCAATTCCTCTGAAGTTTTGGATTACTAAGCCTGATTTCTGCGATCAGGCTTTTTTAATGTCTAAAATTTGAGATTGATCGCTTGCTTTAACTTGCCCAACCAATCCCAAACTCTCCCTTTTCTTCCTATTTTTATTTGCTCTTTCAAGCATTAAGCTGACTTCATGGTATTCACCCATAATTGCTTTTTCTAATAAGATGACACCTTGATGTGCATAATCTTTTCCACGAACGTCGGCGATCAAACGCAAACGCTCCATCATGTCTGGGAGCATCTTCATACGAAGATCTTCTTTTTCAAGACTCATGGTTGTTCCTATGCCACTTGTTGGCGTGTAATTGGTTTTTTTCCATTTGCTAAATCACGGATTTGGTATTCACGCGCTAATGGAATCTTTGTTTCAGGCCATTGGTACACCGCTGATGGCTCAACACCTAAAAGCTTAGCCAGTTCAACGCCATTAACCCCAAGCAACTTCAATGCTTCTTGTTTAGTCATTACTAATATCCCAAAAATAAGTTTTCTTATTATTTAATCAAAGAAAACTTATAAAAGCAATATGTAAGATAACTTATATGGAAAAACAATCTACTGGTCAGCGCATACGTGCGCTTAGACGTTCGAAAAAATTAACTCAAGTGCAATTAGCAAAGATTGCAGGAGTCAGTTCGCCTGCTGTTACAGAATGGGAAAAGGATAGCTATTTGCCTAAGGCTGCCTCTTTGGAGGCTATGGCGAATGAATTTGGTGTTACTACTGAATATATTCTTACAGGCAAAGGTGGTGGGCTTAAAAATGAAATAAATATCGCGCCTATTTCTCCAAAAATGGCGCCAGTTCTTTCTTGGGTGCAAGCTGGCGTGTTCACAAATGTTGAAGCAATAAATATGTCTCTTGTCGAGGAGTGGCTCCCCCTACCTGAAGACTGTGAAAAATGCTTTTATCTTAAAGTTCAAGGTTTAAGTAATTATCCTGTTTTCGAGGAAGGTGATTACATTCTTGTAGATCCAACTGTTCACTATGATGAGATGCAATCAGGTGATGTAATTGTTGTAAGAAAACATGATGAGGCGACTTTTAAACGCTTAGTAATTGAGCCTGATAATTCAAGATATTTACAAGCCATAAACCCTGAATTTAAACCAAACATTATTCCACTTGATGAAGATTGTATTTTTGTTGGTGAAGTAATTGACTCGGTTAGATATGTTTTTAAATCTAAGCGTAGAAATAAGATGCGCAAGAGTTAAAAGGCTGCCTTGTGTGAGTTCGTTAAATTAAATTTCCTAATTAAAAGAGAACACTATGATCGCAACACTAAACCAATCTAAAGCGGTGCTAACAATTAATCGTCAAGAGTTTGAATTGACATTAGGTAAAATTGGTTAGAGTTTTAACGAAGCTGAAGATACCAATTTAAGCTGACTAATATAACTAATATCGAGGTGGTACAGGGATGGATGAGTTTTAAGGAAATATTTGAGGTGTAAGTGTTAAAAAATAAGTACATGCAAATGGGGCTCCTATCTCTACTAGTAGCCATACTTTGGATATTAATGTTGAGCTAATTATTTATGAAAAAAATTATTATTTACAATGTGGTAAATGAAACTAATCTTGAAGAAATAAATTATTACATCAAGAATTTCAATCATATTCGCGTAAATTCATATATTTGGATTATTAATTCAGAGGTTTCGGTTGAAGGAGTTAAAAATTACTTAAGTACGGAAATTGGAATTAGTGAATCTATTTTAGTCTTTGAATTAAGCGAAAAATGGGCCGTTGCAAATCACATAGACGTAAGCGATTGGCTTGAGGAAAGTGAATAAAACTGCGAACCCGACGCAGGACTTTCGAAGTGATCGGGAATATTGAATTTACTCAAAGGAAAACAATTATGTCGATAATTGTATTGCCAGAATCAGCATATTTAACCTCACACGAACTTGTAACTGAAGGACTTATGGGGGTAACAAGGAAAGCTAGTATTGAATGGGATGATGGCACAATTAGAAAGTGCTATATAAAGGTGTATCCTTCAATAAATAGAGTAATAAAGATTTGCAACGAGTTAACTGGATTCTTAATTGCAAAAGCTCTAGGGTTAAAGCAGCCCGAAGGTGCAGCTCTTATACCATTAAATAAAATGTATTATGGAGATTACCTATCTGTAACAGATGTGAATAGCTCAGAGGTAGTGTGGGCTTGGGTTACTACTGAGTGTGGATCTAGCATTAAAGGAATTTTTCAACTTAATAATTTTGAAGCCTTATACGCCTTAGACCCTATTAATGCTCAACAAAAACTAAACCATGCATTTAATTTAATTTGTGATCAAAAAAATTTACCAGAATTAATCGCATTTGATGACCTAATTGCAAACAATGATAGGAATATAGGTAATCTTGTGATGCTCGGTAATGGGGAAATGGGGATAATTGATCACGGTGAAATCCTAGGGCGTGTAGACTGGATGCAAAATCTATTTGCATTGGATAAAACTCAAGCTTTTGATAATGTTTTACTAAATATCTTGAACAATCAAATTATAACATCAAAAGACATTTCAAAATTTAATTTAAAACACAAGGCAGTAGAAGCAAAAAACCAACACAATAAATGCTTCATGACTGTACAGGAAGTACTTGTGACTTGGTGGGGTAATTTACTTGAAGTCTCCAATATCCCTGTTGAGCAACATCAAATATATATAGACACTCTCTATGAATTCCTACATTATCGCAGTCATCAGTCAACTACTGTATTTGCAAATAGAATAGGATTGGTGGCGTAAATGTCAATATTGGAAAGACTTGCTAACAACTCCTCCAGCCCCAATATTTTTGGTGAATGGATGACAATAAAATGGATCCCAGATCTAACATCAAGAGAGTGTTTTAACTTGGGAGTGGTCTTAAAAACAGAACAAGAAACTTTTGTAAGAACAATTGATGGTGATAATTTCGATCGCTTCAAATGCTTATTTGATGAAGATATGAAGCATCACGCCCAGAGAATTACAAAGCTTGCGGAAATGTGGGCATATGATGGTTGCTTAGAGATTTCCAGCCAATTGATTTTTGAAAAACATGGCTTTATTCGTGGGAAGAGTGGAAGTAAGCTTATTGATCACTTGTTTGAAATTGCAGTTCCTTTAGGCAAAGCTAAGATTCTCCAAAAACGGAAAAATGTTGGTTTTCACTCTTTAAATTTACAACAGTTGAATAATAATCTTATTGACGAGTTGAAAAGAGTTGATTCAAATGGTGATGTTTTTGATAATTTAATTCCCCACTCGAGATTCATTGAAATTAATAAGCAAAATATACACATACCTTTGCGCCCTAGACATAACAAGGCTATTGGGAATTGGGCTAGTGTTGTTTTTGCTGACCCATCTAGAATCAAAACTGACTATCTGCAAGCTATCAATGACTTAAGAACAGCATCCTCCGAGCTAAAACGCAAGCCTGCTTTATTTATTTTAAAGCCTAGTCAAGAAAATTTATCCTTATTAAAACAATCAAGAATTGATCAAATTGATGAGGCTGTAGATAAAATTGATAGCACACTAAAACCTCAAGGTATTGAGCTTTATACATCAACATCTTTTGAAGGTTTGGCTCAAGAAATTCTTGGATGGAATAAAAGTGTAGCTTAGTGTTTATTGCTAATCCCATAACCCACCCTGCGTGGGTTTTCTGTTAAACACACACATTGGTGCAACACAAGCCCTAAATTTATTATATATAATTTAGCATTTACAATCTGTTTTTAATTTCTTATGAATAAAATTCTTATCGGAACATCATTAATTGTATCTACCCTATTATCAGCTTGTTCATCATCATTACAGAGTAAATCCACAATGAAATCTATTGGTATGGCTAATCCAGCAAGTGTTTATTGTGAAAAAATTGGTGGCTCATCTATCACTAAAAAAGATGCTTCTGAAAATGAAGTTGGTTATTGCAAATTACCAGATGGTACTGTTTTAGATGAATGGGAGCTTTATCGATCCGCACATCAGGATAATCAGAAAAATCTAATTATTAGTTACGATATGACAAAAAAGCAGAATATTATTGATGCTACCCAAAAGCAAAAAATGGAAATTATTTATGATTTAAAAAATATGAATATTATTGTTGTATCCGTACCTGAAATCAATTTATCAGAAACTATAAAAGAAATTGAAAAGATAGATGGTGTGCTTGGTGTACAAGAAGATTCAAAAATGGAACTTAATTAAACTAGTATTAGTCTTATTAGTAAAAGCCCACTCCATATGGGTTTTCTTTTAAAAATCCATATTTTCCCTGATATTATGAGGCTGAGACTCTGCACCAACATTGTTCTCAATACATCCATAAATATCGGAGAAAATATGAAACCTGAAATTATAGAAGCTCTAGCGTTAGAGCTTACAAAGGCAATAATCACTGAAGAATCTAAAAAGAACCCGAACCGTGTGAAGCTTACTGATGCTTATGACTGGGTTAAAATTTATTTAGATTCCGAAAATAAAATTAAAGAAGCATACCAAAAAGCTAAGCCTAGCAAACCTCTTAGAGCTATCCCTCTTAGATTCTAACCCTGCAGTTCTGTAGAAATGATACAGCCATTTTTCTTTACAAAATCAAGAAGAATGGCTTTTAGTTCTGATGCATGCTTCAATGGAATGCTAATGCAAACTTCAACATCATAATCACCAAAAATTAATCGCTCAGCATCATTTACCTGCTTTTCCAAATCTTCAGGCTTCACGCCATTCAGTAATAGTTTTTCTACCATCTGCTTGCGCCATTCAAATATTTCACTTCCTAGACTCATTTACTCACCTATTGAGTGGTTTTCTTTTGTCTGTTATAGCATAAATAAAATAAGTTTTCTTAGAATAAATCTTGACAATAAAATAAGTTTTCTTATATTTATTTGACCAGATAACAAAAAAGCACACCGACCGTCAAATCAAATGTGCTTTTCCATACAACAGGTGAATTATGAACGCAAAACTAAATCCGATCAATAGTGCCAAAGTAATGCTTGGTGTTGGTGCTGTAACTTTAAGTGTATTAGCAATGAGCTTTAAGCCATTTGCTACCACTGATTACACGCCATCTAGCAAATCATCTTCTGCTGATCAATATGTCGTAGGTGTTCAGTCTATTGAAATCACATCTAAAACAACTGGTGTTGCTGTTATTAAGCTTGATGATTTTAGAGTCCAGGTTTCATTTGATTATTCAGCTCATAAAGATAATTACGGCGTACCCGGTTCTGAATTTACAGCTGTTGACATCAATCAACTTACTGTTGAGAACACCACAGATTTAAATGGCAACCAATACCGCGATTTCACCGTTTACAACGATGTTGTTCAGATCAAAGAGCTAATTCGTGGCTACATCGAGAAAAATCAACTAGTGGAGGCTGCGTAATGTCTCAATCTAATTCAAATATGGAATTATGGAATTCGGTTTGCATTACAGATCCCAAAAAAGTCAAACCAATAACTGGTAAATCATATAGAGGATCATCTCCACAACCTTATTGGTTGGTACAACGCGCAACTGAAACCTTTGGACCATGTGGACTTGGTTGGGGTGTTGAAATAATTCAGCAGGGTTTTCAACAATGTAATCCTGAAACCATGATTCATTACGCGACTGTCCGAGTTTGGTATATGCAAGGCGATAAAAGATGCTCAACGGAGCACATGGGTGGAACCATGGCTATGTATAAAACCAACAATGGAAAAATGATCTATGACGAAGATGCTCCAAAAAAATCCGTCACTGATGCCATTGTCAAAGCTTTGAGTTTTATAGGCTTTGCTGGCGATATTTTTTCTGGTATTTGGGATGACTGGAAATACCAAGAAATGGCAGCAGCTCATTTTAATGAGCAAGCCAATAATCAACAACAAGCTACGCAACACTCTCAACAGCCACAAAAGCCACAAAAACCTAAACGCACCGAAAATCAAATATTTAATGATGCTCTTGCAGCAATTAAGGATGCCACAGAAACACACATTCTTGATGCAGCAATGAAGAAATTCAAAGGAACAACATACGAGACAGGTATCTCTAATGCTTGTCGTGCCCGTGCAGATCAGATGGGTTGGGTACATGCTCAAAACAACAGTAATCAACAGATGCATCACTAAGGATTTAAATAATGAAAACATATATTTGGGCTTATGAAGCAAAAACCTGTCACGGCGTTGGGATAATCAAAGGTCGTGTTGAGGCCACAAACGGGCTTAATGCAATGAATGCTGTCAAAGCAAATAATCTGATGATTGAGTCGGTTAAAGTTCGATTAATCCAAAATCAGAATCAGGCTCGCCGTGAACAATTTGAATCAATGGAGTTTGCTGCATGAACGCAATTATCTTAGATACAGAAACTCACGATTTAGAAGGCTTTCCGATTGAAATCGCTTACACACCCTGCTCATTCGAGCAAGGTGCATTAGTGATCATGCAAGATCAGGTGTTTGATGAATATTTTTCAAGTCCTGAACCGATTAAATATGACGCAATGGCTACACATCATATTCTTGAAAACGACATTGCAGATAAACCAAGTTATGACACATTCCACCTGCCTACTGATACTCAGATTTTAATTGGCCACAACATTGATTACGACATTCGCGCCGTTCAACGATGTGACCACAACGTAAATGTCAAAGGTATTTGTACCTTGGCATTAGCACGAATGGCATGGGATAAATTGGACTCTCATGCACTATCAGCTTGTTATTACTACGTTATGGAAAACAAAGAAGTTGCACGTAAACATTTGAGACACGCACACAACGCAAAGGCTGATATTTATTTCACTGGTGTAATTTTACAAGCATTAGTTGAAAAGCTTGGCATCAAAGACATGAATTCGCTTTATCAAATGTCTGAGATAGCACGTATTCCTAAAAGAATGACTTTTGGAAAGCATAAAGGTGAACTTATTGATGAACTTCCAGATTCGTATATCGAGTGGCTGTTAAAACAACCTGACTTGGATCCATATTTAGTTAAAGCATTAAAAGGATAAAAATATGAATAATATAATTTCAGCTCAAGAAGCTATTTCTGCAGTACAAGCCGGTAAAATAGTACTGTGTCGATATGCAGGTAATGGGACACTTCACCCTGATCAAGAATTTAGCACCCTTAATCAAGTACCAGCGACTGTATTTTTTGCACCTGATTATGAATTTTGCATTAAGCGTGAAACTACAACACTAGCTGAAATTCAATTTACTAAACCTGCTCAACCTCATGATTTAGAGTCTGGCCAAGAAATCTTTATCGTCATGCCAACATGTATTTTGCGTACTCAATATGACAGTGAGCATGGCGATATTTGCTTAAGTGTTGCCAATGGCTTTGCTCAGCTTGACGAGGAAAATGCAAAGCTACAACTGCAAGCTTTTGGTAAAACATTCGGCAACATGATTACCGATATTGAAGTTAAAGACGGTTTTAATGATAAACCTAAAAAACGTGCTGCTCGTAGTAAAAAGGTTGAAGAACAAAAGCCTACTGTTGTACAGAGCGTAATTAATTCTATTGAAAATAGTTTGGTTGCTGAATCAATGATTGAAAAAGCTCAGGATACTCAATATCGCAATTTATTAAATGAGCTTATTGAGCGTGCCTCACTTGCAAGAACTGTTATCGAGGCAAATGCATTATATAAGTACACTGCTCAATGGACCGACGAACAGCGCAAGCCTTTAGAAGATGCGATAAATGCAAAAATCTCCAAGCTAGAGAAGGATGAATTTCATCTCGATATCGGGAAAAAATCCAAATATGAAATCGAATTTGCGGATCTACATGCTGTCGTTATGCACGCTGAAACACCCGCTGAAGCAAACGATGTTATTGGGAGAACTCAACATTGGACAGAAGAACAGCGTAAACCTCTAATTGTTGAAATATCAAAAAAACTTGCTGATCTAAACCCGCCTGAAAAATCAGAATCAAGCCTGATGTGTCGCATAAATAATTGTCAGACTCTTGAAGAATTGGATTTAAAGGTTTTGGAAGTACAGCAATGTGATCCTGTTATTCAAGATCGATTGATGAGCTATGTTAATCAGCGACGCACTGAAATCAGTCTTGCTGCGGATGATCGTATGCCCTGGGATGATGAATAATGTCAAAAAACAAACAATTACCACACCATATAAGCACACCATTTATGCACTGGATGTTTAACGGCGGTCATAGTGATGAGGTTAAAACTGATTGTGTAGTACTTCGCAAAAATAAAAATATTGGCAAGATTTTTTGTGATGGTACTACAGCAAAAAGTTATCTAATGAATAATTACTGTGCGGAGCGTTATGAAATGTTTTTAAAACAGTATTTTAACAATGGGAAAAGCTTCATTGATGCATTAAATCTCACTGCAGCGCAACGTTACGCCGTTGCATCTGCTAATAATCAACTGCAGGTGGCGTGATGGCTAAAAAACCTTTAATAGAAATGACTGAGTCTGAAAAAAATGAAATACTTGAAAGATTTATTCGTGCACCAAATGAACAAATGTTCCCTCAAGAAGCAATAGCAATCTTCCTTAATTGCTCTATTCATACACTGCAGCGTATGAGATGCCAAGAAAGTGCTATTCCATTTACCAAAATTGGTAGAACTGTTGCATACATGAAAAGTGATGTAATTCACTACCGTAACAGTAGGAAAATATTGAATACATCCCAGCTAATTAAAACCTATTAA